CGGAATAATATATATATATCCGCGCGCGCGATCGTCGACATTCCGGAGTGCTGTCAGACCTGTCAGTTGACAGACGCGTCATATGTGCCATATGCTGCAAACCTATGATCCAGGAGATCAAAATCTGGCTCGAAACCCGCTGCGTGCGAGATGTGCAGGCGATGAGCCGAACCGCAGAATTATTTACCGATTGGTCAAAATGGGCCACAGAAAACGACGTATATATCGGGAAACACAAGGGATTTTCAGTATCGCTCATGAAGCTTGGCGTCAAAATTGGGCGAGGCTCTCGCGGAGAGCGGTGTGCACTCGGCATCCGCGTCAAGCCCCCGTAAACAATGGCCGAATTATTTTTACCATTTGGTCAATATTTGCGCAGGGGCCTGCTGAGACTTGACGTTGTGTCGGGGGGCGGGGTAGACCTGACGGGTTATCACACCAAGCAGGAGAGACAGAAATGGAAAACCTGACCTGGCCGAGTAGTAACCCGTCCAATCAGCCCATCTCCGCCGGATCCGCAGCGAACCAGGAACCGCTTGCCAAGATGGTTGGAAGTCTCGAAGAGGTCGCTGCAGACCTGAGTGCCGCGCTATCTCGTATCGGGTCGAATTTGAACGGCCCGCGCCCCGAAGGCGTCCCGCCCGGCGTCGACCGAGTCCAGTCTATCGGCGTCCGGCAATCGCTCGGTCGCGCACGCGAAGTGATGCGCGCTGCGCTCGTTCGCGCGAACGAGATCGAAGCCAGCATCGACGGCTGAACCATCACACCGCCGCACCTCCACGTCGGCGCATGCTGGCACGGACGTTAAAACGATCGGGATGGGACATGCACCTCAACGCATGATCAAGGGCTGAGGCCGTGGCGGCGGGTCGTGCAAGCGATCATGTTAACGGCAATCCCGGTAAGCCAGTGAATTGACAGGGGGAATTGGAGGCGTGCCGATAACGACCGCGGCGAATGGCAAGCCGGAATACTGGTGCGAGGAGTGTGGCACCGAGGCGCGGCATGGGCGCGGCGCGAAGTGGTATTGCTGGGCGTGCGTGCCGGAGGCGAACACGGCGAAATTGAGCGGCCATAGTTCAACGGTAGAGCGCCTGCCTTCCAAGCAGGGAATGATCGGTTCGAATCCGACTGGCCGCTCCAAGCAGACGAAGCAGATGGATTTGTTCTAACCGGAGGATGACGATGTTCAACGTTGGGCAGAAGGTGGTCAGGACGCGGGAGAGGGTGCCGGTCAGCGAATTGGCGGATCCGTCTATCGCCGGGTGCGTTTACACAATTTCTCGCGCATGGCTGCATTATGCGCCGCAATGGCAGATCGAGTACGACGCGGTGCAGTTGGCGGAGTTTCCCGATCATGTCGGCTGGGCATCGGTCTACTTCCGCCCGCTCGCGTTCGACTTCGACGCGCTGCTGACGGCCAAGCCCGAGGACGCTCCGCTGGTCGAAATGGACATGGAAATCGAGGCGCGCGTGCGCGAATTGAACCAGGTGTGGTCGGCCTGATCCCGTGCAGCGCAAACGCCGTGGCAGGCCAGCCAAGTCAGGCGTCGACCGAACCCCGGCGGGGCGCATATCGCGGGCACTGCCGCGGGAGGATGCCCGGCTGGTCGCGATCGAGGCGCGCGTGCGCCACACCGGCCTGCCGCCTGACCTCGCCGGCCATGAGTTGGCCGGCACATCTATCGGCCGCCTCTGGCTGGCTGGGAAAATCACGACGCTACAACGCGAGGCGGGCGACCAATACATGGCTCTGCGAGCTGCGATGCTGCGGGCCATCAAGGCGCCGGACGGGCTGGCCGCGACGGATGGCCGTGGGGCGCCAGGTGACCTCGTTACGGACAATTACGTGGCATGGGCGGTGGCGGCCGTCGCTCGGTACAAGGTGGTCCGGGGGTGGCTCTGCGATGCTGCGCTGGCCGCTGTCGTCGATAGCGTCGTTGTTGACGGCCGAGAGTGCGATGAGGCTACCCTGCCGTATCTGGTGCGCGGCCTGCAGGTATTGGCCGACAGGATGGGGATAAGCTGATGGCCATGTCTGACGAATCAAATATTCGGGCGACCAAGTTTGTTACCGTATATGGGAAGAGGGCGAATAGAAAACCCATAGCTGCGGATAGAAGGCTATCAAGTGGCGCTCGATACTATGCCAAGGCGCTGAACAATCACGAGAACGGTGTCTATTTGATCAAGGCGGAGAACCGCAACAGGGTGAAGGTTGGCGTTACACACAATAGAAGGCGGAGGATGTACGCTCTTGAGCGCGCATCCGCAGACGTTTTGCATTTTGTCGGATGGGTCCCGTGTTCATCAAAATATGAGGCACATGCTATCGAAAAGAAACTGCACGCGGTGCTCAAAGCGCAAAATAGGCATTTTCGCGGCGAGTGGTTCAATCTGACCTCGGTCGAGGCGCGATGGGTTGTGGAGTATGCGGTGCATCTGAGGGACAAGAGAGGGTTGACAAGCCAATAGAACTGGCGCATTTTCGTGCGCAGCTTCATTTAATCACATTTGCGCCCGGCCGGTTCTCACCGCGTCCGGGTTTTTCGTTCGCCAGCAGACCCTTGCGAGGGACTGGCAGGGGAGTTGAACCGCAATGGCAAACCCGCCGCGCACCCACGGACGGCCTAAGGGCTCGCCCAACAAGACGACGACGCTGCTCAAGGAGGCGATCCTTCGTGCGGCTGACGAGGCCGGCGGGAAAGGTGGTCTGGTCGCGTATCTGAGGCGGCAGGCGGCTGATAATCCCGGCCCGTTCATGGGTCTGCTCGGCAAGGTTCTGCCGATGCAGGTGGCCGGCGATCCCAACCATCCGCTGATCCACGAAATCAGGCGCACGATTGTCCGCCCGGATACTTGATCTCCCGACGGCCGCGGTTTTTGAGCCCTTGCTCGGTCCCGGTCGGTACAAGGGCGCACATGGCGGGCGCGGCTCGGGAAAGTCGCATTTCTTCGCCGGGCTGTTGGTGGAGGATGCGGTCAGGCTGCCTGGGGAAATCGGCGAAGGGATGCGCGCGGTCTGCATCCGGGAAGTGCAGAAGGATCTCACCCAGTCTGCCAAGGCTCTGATCGAGCGCAAGATTTACGACAGTGGCTTGGGCGAGGCGGACGGATTTCGCGTTCTCAACGACGTTATCGAAACGCCACGCGACGGCGTGATGATCTTCAAGGGGATGAACCAATACACATCCGAGAGCGTCAAATCGCTTGAGGGGTTTCACCGGGCATGGTGGGAAGAGGCTCACACCGCCGGGCAAACGTCACTGGACCTGTTGCGGCCGACTATCCGCGTCCCCGGTTCCGAGCTCTGGTTTTCGTGGAACCGGCGACACAAGAAAGACCCGGTTGACCGGATGCTGACCGGCGACCAGCCGCCAACCGGGGCGATCGTCGTGCAGGCCAACTGGCGCGACAATCCGTGGTTCCCCGAGGTGCTGGAACAGGAGCGCCTTGACTGCCTGCGGATGCAGCCGGACCTGTATGACCACATCTGGGACGGGGGATACGCGACCGTCGTGGAGGGCGCCTATTACGCCCGGTCTTTGGCGCTGGCGCGGGAACAGGGACGGATCGGGTTCTTCGCGCCTGACCCTCTCATGCCCATCCGGGCGTTTTTCGACATCGGGGGGACGGGACGCAAGGCCGACGCAACGGCGATCTGGATAGCGCAGTTCATCGCCGGCGAAATCCGGGTTCTGGACTATTACGAGGCGCGCCAGCAGCCGCTGGCCACGCATCTCAACTGGATGCGCAAGCGCGGCTACACGCCGGACACCACGACGATATGGCTGCCGCACGACGGCGAGAATGGCGAAAAGGTATTCGACGTAACGTACAAGTCGGCGCTCCAGGTCGCTGGCTACGAAGTGATCATCGTGCCCAATCAGGGGCGAGGCGCCGCGCTTAACCGAGTTGACGCGGCGAGGCGGCTGTTTCCTCGGATGAGGTTCAACGAGGCGCCCACGGCCGGCGGGCGCGATGCTCTCGGCTGGTATCACGAAAAGGTTGACGAAGAGCGCGGCATCGGGCTTGGCCCCGAGCATGACTGGTCATCACACGGCGCGGATGCGCTTGGCATGATGTGCGTGGTCTACGAAGAGGCGCCCGTGTCTCGGGATATGCCTCAAATCGAAAACGACTGGGTGAGCTAAAATGGCATCAAAAGCGACGGTCACGTCGGTCAACTCGAGCGCGTCTAGCGTTGCGCTCATTGCCGCCAACGCCAACCGAAACGGGCTGATCGTCAGCAACGCATCGACCGCGATCCTGTATGTGCTCATGGGAGGCGGCACGGCGACGGCTACGACAACCGGCCATAGTGTGCAAATTCCAACGCTCGGCAACTATAACTTCGGCAAGTTCCGGGGCGCGCTGTCTGGCATTTGGGCGAGCGCCAACGGCTCGGCGCAGATTACCGAGTTGGAGTAGCCCATCCCCATGGCCTATTCCGCCGAGCGCGAATTTGACGAGGACAGCCTCGGCGCCCTCATCAGCAATGAAATCCGCACCGCCCTGAACTGGAGCGAGACGGAGCTGTCTGGCGCGCGCCAGCGGAATCTTGAATACCTTCGCGGCGAGATGACCGATACGCCGCCTCGGCCGAACGGATCGTCCGTCACCAGCCGTGATCTGGCCGACACCATTTCGTGGATGCTGCCGGGCATCATGCGAGTGTTCATGGCCTCGGACAACATGGCCGAATACGAGCCGACGATTACCGAGGGCGCCGACATGCCAGCCGCCGAGAAGGCGGAAGAAAACGCCCGGCAGGCAAGCGACTACATCCAGTACGTTTTCATGAAGGACAATCCGGGCTACCGGAATGTTTACAACGCCACCTTCGACGCGCTGCTGGCCGGAGACGGCGTGGTCAAGTACTGGTGGGACGAGACGCCGGAAACGGAAATTACCATCCACTCCCGGCTGACGGTGGAGCAGGTCGCGCAACTGACCGAAGCCGACGGCGTAGAGGTACTGGCACAGGAGAAGAACAGGGAACCCGATATCGTCGCGGACCCGATGACGGGACAGCCGGTCCCGGTCGAAACGTACAACGTCAAAATCGAGCGGGTGACCAGCCGGGGGCGCATCCAGATCAGGGCCTTGCCCCCGGAGAATTTCATCGTCGATGACGGCGTGGTCGCCCTTGAGGACACATGGCGATTTGTGGCGCACCGCGATCCGTACAAGACGCGATCCGATCTCGTCGAGATGGGGTTCGACCGCGAGAAGGTGGACGAACTCGCCGGCGATACGACGTTCCTGGATGACGCCGAGGCACTCGCGCGGCGCGACAATACGGGGCTGACGAATTACAGCTCGCTCCGGTCGCAGCAGCGCGTCGACCTGTACGAGTGCTATCTCAGGGTTGACGTGGACAACGACGGCGTGGCCGAAACCGTCCGCGTTTACTACGCCGGGGACGCTGGCGCAGGCACGGTTCTGGATTGGGACGTGTGGGAGGACGATCTCCCGTTCGCAACGATCCCGTGTTACCCGCAGCCGCACCGTTTCGACAGCGAATCCGTTGCCGACCGCACGACGGATATCCAGAAAATCAAGACGATCCTGCAGCGCGGATCGCTCGATAACATCTATGCCGCCAACCTGCCCATGCGTGAGGTCGAGGCCAACAGCGTCCTCAACCCCGACATTCTCGTCAGCCCGAAGTTCGGCGGGATAATCTGGAAAAAGGCCAACTCTACTCCGATCGTCTCGCATGAGACGCCATTCGTGGCGGACAAGATGGTCGCGGGAATTAAGTATTTCGACAGCGTGCTTGAGCGCCGTACGGGTGTCTCGCGCATGTCGATGGCGCTAGACCCGGAGTCGCTGCAAAACCAGTCGGCGACCGCCAACCAGAACGCACACGATGCGAGCTACAGCCAGATTGAACTGGTGGCGCGCAACATGGCCGAGCTTGGCTGGCGGCGGGTGTTCCGGTCGCTGTTGAGGCTCACTGTCAAGCATCAGGACCGGCCGCGCATCATCCGGCTCCGCGGCAAATTCGTGGAGATGGACCCGCGCGTCTGGAATTCGAATATGGACGTGACCGTGAACGTGGGGCTCGGATCGGGCTCACGCGACCGCGACATGAGCATGCTGCGTCTGGTTCTGGGGGATCAGATTTCGTTGACCGATCGGCTCTCGACGGCGGGCTTCGACAAGGAGGCGCTGGCGATGTTGCCGCGCATCCGGAACACGGAAATCAAGATTGCTGAAGCGGCCGGGCTCAGGAACGCCGATCAGTTCTGGCCGGATATCGACTCCAACAAGATTGGCGAGATGGCTCAACAGGCAGCCCAGAAGCGCCAGCAGCCGCCAATCGAATTGCAGCGCGAACAGATACGCGGTCAGGTCGCCGTGCAGGTCAAACAAGCCGAATTGCAGGCACAGGCGGCGGCCGACGAGAAGCGCCTCCAGCTTGACCAGCAGGCGGAAATCCTGAAGGCGCAGGGCAATCAGGCCAAGGAACAGGCGCAGCTTCAGGCGGACCTGCAAACCAAGGAAGCCGACCGCCAGACGCAACTGATGATGCAGCAGCAGGCGCAGCAATTCGAGTGGCAGAAACTGGCCGAGGAACTGGCGTTCCGGCGCGAGGAACTGGCCACGAAGACGGCGCTTGAGATGCGAAAGATCGAGGAAGCCAGAGATGCAAGAGAAGCCGCAGCCCAGCAGCCAGCAAATTCACAGGGCGGAGGAAGCCCGGAACCTGCTGGCGAATGACATTCTCGCCGAGGCATTGACCGCGGTGGCCGAGGACGCGATCCGCAAGCTTGTCGTCGCGGACCCGGATGACCGCAACGGCATCATCCGGCAGCAGTCGATTGTTTCGGTATGTCAGGACCTCCCGCAGATGTTGCGGGCCATCATCCTGCGTACCGGGGAAGCCGACGGCGGCGTGACCGCCTGAATACCCAAACAAGGAAACACCCTACATGCCCGACACCAATAACTCGCCTGCGGGCGGGACTGGTGATGCACTGTCCGTTGCCGAGGCGGCGGATGTACTGAGCGGCATCATCGACGATCCCATTGAGGATAACGTTGCTGATGACGAGGATTCTGCCGCCGACAAGGCAGGCCCCGACGACACCGAGAGCGATCCCGAAGAGGACGACGAGGACGGCGAGGGCGCCGAGGATGACGCGGAAGACCCTGCAGAAGGCAAGGCCGACGCAAAGGCTGACGAGTCGCAGAAAAAGGACGGACGTTTCGTCGAGCACACCGCTCGCGTCACGCTGCCCGACGGAACTACGACAACCGTCAAGGACCTGATCGACGGCGGCTTGAGGCAGGGCGACTACACCCGCAAGACGCAGGAGGTCGCAGAGCTCCGCAAGGAATTCGAGACCAGACAGCAGCGGGTCAGTCAGCAGGCTCAGCAACTGGACGAGCAGCTTGCAGTCAATCTGGAATGGCTGAAGCTGACCAGGCCGGAACGCCCGGCAGTCAGCTACGAAGAGGACCCCGTGGCTTACCTGAGATTTCAGGACGAGAGCCAGCGCTGGGGCGAGGCACACAACTGGGTGATGGGACACATCAACCAGCGCAAGGCCGCGTTCGAGACGCAGCAGAAGGAACAGCTTGCCGCCTACGAACGCAGCGAAGAGGCCGCCCTGTTGAGCGCCATCCCGGCTCTCAAGGACGGATCGAAGCGCCGTGCCTTCGTGGCGGAAGTCGAGAAGATTGCCGGCGAATACGGCATCTCTCCCGAGGAGCTGAAAGGGGTCAAGGACCATCGGCAATGGCTCGTCCTTCGGGACGCGCTGGCCTATCGCCGCACGAAGGCGAGGGCACCGGAGGTCAAGAAAGCCATCGAGTCGAAGCCGCCCATCAAGACGGGACGGCGGCAGGACCCGAACCAGAGCCGAAAGCAGGCCAAGCAGAACCGGACTGAGAGGCTCAAAACCGAGGGCACGTTCGACGCTGGCGTCGCGGCTCTCATGGATATGGACCTCTAGAACGGAACCAAACCCAAATGGCTCAGATCGCCAATACCTGGGAGACGTACGACGCCGTTGGCAACCGCGAAGAACTCGCGGATCGCATCTACAACATTACGCCCGACGAGACGCCGTTCCTCTCCATGATTCGGCATGTGCCGATCAAGACCACGCACCCGGAATGGCAGACGGACAGCCTTGCCACGCCGGACACGTCGAACAACCAGCCGGAAGGCAATGACTGGTCCTATTCGGCCCAGTCCGCCACGGCCCGCGTCGGCAACTACGCCCAGATTTCGGACAAGACGATCATCGTCTCCCGCACTCAGGACAAAACCGACAAGGCCGGCCGCAAGTCCGATCTGGCGTACCACGTCGCCAAGAAGGGCCGCGAGTTGAAGACGGACATGGAGGTCATTCTCCTGTCCAATCAGGCTTCGAATGCGGGCACCGGCAACGGTGCGACCAATCGCAAGCTCGGCGCCTTGCGTGCGTGGGTCTCGTCCAACGACGACTTGGGCGCGAACGGATCGTCCGGTGGCTTCAACACCTCGACTTCGGTCGTGGACGCGGCCACCAACGGCACGCAGCGCGCGTTCACCAAGGCGCTGCTGGATAGCGTGATCCTCAACACCTACAACGCCGGCGGCTCGCCGAGCACGTTGATGGTGTCGCCGTACAACAAGACGGTGTTCTCGACTTTCCTGGACGACGCGAACATCGTTCCGCAGCGCACCAACGTGACGATGAACGGCAAGCGCGCACTGATCGCCACGGCCGAGGTGTACGTTTCTGACTTCGGCAACGTCAACGTGATCCCGAACAGGCAGATGGCACGCGCGGGGGCGACGATCGCCCGTAACGCGTTCCTTCTGGACCTGTCGATGGTCGCGATGGGTGTCTTCGATGACATTCAGCTTCACAAGCCCGCCAAGACTGGCGACGCGGAGAAGCGGGTGCTCAACACCGAGTACACTCTTCTGGTCCGCAACGAAGCCGCTCATGGCTGCATCGCGGACCTCTATGGCCTCACGGCTTCCACGTAAGGAGACACGACCATGCCTGTTACTCACGTTCCCGTCTCCATCGCCGACGCGGCCACCTACACCGTGTTGGCGCAGAACTCCGGGCTGAGGCACTACATCCCCGATCTGTCGCAGGGGCTCACGATCACGCTCCCGGCCCCCAAGGCCGGGCTGTGGTTCGAGTTTGCCCCCTCGGGGATCGCGGCCGATGCCTCGAACTGGGTCATCAATACCGGCTCGAATACCAACTACTTCATCGGCGGCCTGATGTTCTGCGATCAGGATGGCGATGCGTTGGCGCCGATCGCCGGAGACGGCAACAGCAACAGCAAGCTGACCGTCGTCACCCCGGAACCCGGCACTCTTATCCGGATCGAGTCCGCAAACGGCACGACCTGGAACCTGAGCGGCTACGTGCTCAGCGCTACAATCCCGAGCTTCGCCGACCAGTAGTCGCAAGCCTCAGCATCAATACCGAAGGGCGGCCCGTTGGCCGCCCTTCTTCTTTCCCCCGAAGCGCGCTCCCGGCGCCAATCTGAAGGACGACGAAAATGTCAGGTGCATCCGCTGGTTCCGCCATCAAGGGCGCGACCACCTCCCGCATTCTCAACAAGCTTTCCTACGCTCTCGCGAACGACGCGACCGATATCGCCACCGCCGCGACCGGCGACCTGGTGCCGATGATCGATATTTCCGCCGACTACGAACTGAAGTTCGGCGACGCCGCAAACCTTGCCCAGATCATGGGCACGACGCAGGCGGACCAGACGAAGCTCAACGCCATTGCATCGTCGGCCGCCGAGATTGACGCTGCGGCTGATGTGTCCGCTCGGCTCGTGTCCATCGCGGATGCGACTACCTACGCGGTCCTCGCTGCCAACAGCGGCAAACCGCATGTCCTGCCCAATCTCACGTCGAGTTGCACGCTCACGCTGCCAACGCCGGCCAGCGGCCTCGAGTACGAATTTTATTACAAGGGCGTGGCTGCCGATGCCCAGAACTGGGTCATCGATACGGGCAGCAACACCAACTACTACGTCGGAGGTCTTGTCCATCTCGACACCGACGCCGGTTCTGGGGGTGATGAAGTCGTGCCGATCGCCGGCGATGGGAACTCGAATTCCAAGCTGACCGTCGTGACCCCTGATGTGGGAACGCGCGTCAAGGCGATTTGTGACGGAACGCTCTGGATTTTGTCGGGATTTGTCGCGTCCGCGACCGTGCCGAGCTTCGCTGACTAATAACCCAATGGCGGCGCCGGTCAGATAGTCCGGCGCCGCCGCTCTCACCCAAGGATCACGCGCTCATGGAAGAAATCGCCGAAGTCAAACGCGGCCCCGGTCGTCCTCCGAAAATTGCCAGCCTTGATGTCATCCCTGACGACGGCCCGGCTGTCGTCGTCGCGGAGAAGATGTTCCCGGTTCGGCTGCTGAAGAACTACAAGCCGGCGGGCAATTACGAAATCGTCGGCGAGATGGCGCCTGCCCCTCGTCCGGGCCTTGACTTCCCCGGCAAGATTTGGGCCGGGACCGTGGTCAAGCTGCCGGCTCCGGAAGCCGTCGCCCTCATGGAAAACATCGAGCGGACGCGGGAACGCGTGCTCGGCGATGACGGCAAGCCAGTGGTTCGCCCTGATGGAACTTACGCCACGCGGGAAGTTGCCCGCCGCATGCCTCTGGCGGAGCGCGCGGATGCACTCCCGATCTAAGGCGCCTGCCGAGGTACAGTCCGCGCTCGAACGCCTGCCGGATTCGGCGTGGACGGCCGTGGCGTCAACGGAAGACTGCATCGTCTACCAGACGCTGATCGACATCGGGGGGCAACAGGTCGTCGCCCAGAAAACCGAGTATCGCGCCGACGAACTTTTGCAGGCGGCCAATACGCAGGAATTCAACGAGAGCGACGGCAAGCGGTGGGGCAACGGCAAGATTGCCGCGCGCATCCCACTGCACAAGTGGCTCCGGGAGTTCGCGCCGCGACTTCAGGACGGTGACCGCGATTTCGAGAAGTGGTGGCTGAACCACGAAGACAACAGGCCGTTCCGGACGTTCAAGGGCAAGGTGTAGGACGTGGCGATCACCGATTATTCCAGCCTGAAAACCGGCATCACGACATGGCTGGATCGCGGCACCGATCTCGACAGCATGCGGGACGACTTCATTGATTTTGCCGAGGCGTATTTCAACCGCACGCTGCGCACCTATCAGATGATGGAGACCACGACGCTGACGACGGACAGCAGCGGCGAGGCGTCACTACCGTCCGATTTCCTCGCCGCCATATCGGTTCGGTATTCATCGTCTCCATCGATCGAACTGAAGCCCGTTTCGATTGGCGGCGAAAACCGTCTGTCGCCATACGACACGGCCGGTGACCC